CACGCCCCGCAGCGATGCCTATGCCACCTTCGCAGCAGCCTATGCAACCTAACTACACACCTTATCAAGCGCCTGCTCAAACACAGTCCAGTCCTCGTGGGCTATCTAGTGCATCTCAAACGGAGACTTGCCCTGACTGTCGCTCAACTAACTACATGTCTGTGCAAGGGGCAAAGTCTCGTTGTATGGATTGCGGCTACCCTTTAGAACAATCTGGTGGAAGATTTGGCGCTCTTAATGGGGCAAAGGTTGAAGGAAGCGCTACAGCAGCATTAGGTAATGACACCACTAATAACTACAACCCACAAACTATCATTGGACGAATCTAGGAATGAATGATGATGCGAAAAAGATTATGGCTCTCCTTAACAAAAAGTTTGGGGATAACGTTGTGGTACTTGCTTCGGATATTCGAAGTGATCTTATCCCTCGTGTTACTAGTGGCTCTACTACCTTGGACTATGTTCTCGGTGGTGGGTTCCCTGGTAATCAATGGAATGAACTCATCGGTGAGCCGTCTCACGGTAAAACAGCGCTTGCTCTCAAAACAATTGCAGCAAACCAAGCGTTAAATCCAGACTACTTAACTGTTTGGGTAGCCGCAGAGCAGTGGGTACCAGAGTATGCGGCCATGTGTGGCGTAGATACCACTCGTGTCATTGTTATTGAGACAAGCATCATGGAAGAGGCTTATCAAGCCGTTATCGACTTTGCGGAGTCTAAGTCTGTAGACGCAATTGTTATTGACTCCCTACCTGCCCTTTCCCCTGCCCCTGAAATGGAAAAAGACATGTCAGAGGCAACCGTAGGTCGTGGAGCGCTTCTTACTAACAAGTTCTTCCGTGTCGTGGGTACCGCAATGAAGCGATCACTTATTGAAGATGAGCGCCCTGTTTTAGGTCTAATCATCAACCAGTACCGCATGAAGATCGGCGTAATGCACGGAGACCCTCGTACAACTCCTGGAGGAGAAGGTAAGAACTACGCGTTCTTTACTCGTTCAGAGGTAAAGCGTGATGAGTGGATTGAAATTGGTTCTGGAACAAACAAAGTACGAGTAGGTCAACGCATTAAAGTACGTACTCTTAAGAACAAGTCTGCCCCACCACAACGTGTTGCTTACTTTGACTTTTACTTTGCTGAAGGCGGAGAGTGTGCTCCAGGTGAGTTTGACTTTGCTAAAGAGATCGTTTCCCTAGCAGTTGTAAAGGAAATCATTACACGTAAAGGTGGATGGTACTACTACGGCGACCGTAAGTGGCAAGGTAGCGAGTCAGTCATTGACAGTATTCGCGAAGAGATTGATCTTAAAGAAGAGATCAGAGTTAAGGTATTTTCAGATAACGAGTTCCCTACTGAATTGGTGGAAGTAGATGAGTAATCCAGGATTTGTTATCAATGACCCAGAGTGGGCTGACGATATACAGCGTGGTGTGGAAGAGTACACAGATATGTTGTTTGAAGCCATGTGGGAAACATCTGAAGAAAGTATCTCAGAGACACTCTCAGGAGAACTATTCTGTGGCTGTGGTACCTGCCTATGGCGTGAAGCGCTGACTTACATAACTCCCAAGTTGCTTAAAGGGTTTGAAGAAGGTAAGATCGAACTTGAAGACTGAGGGACAAAAGAAATCGCAAATGCATGAAAAGCGTTTGGCTAAGAAATTAGGTGGAACTGTTAACGCAGGTTCAGGTTCCTTTTGGTCTAGAAAAGGCGATGTGAGGGCTGACGGCCTACTCATCGAGCATAAGTACACAGGTAATAAGACTTACACTCTTAAAGCCGTTGACTTAGAGAAGAACGTAACGCATGCAATTCTAGAAAGTCGTACACCAATCTTTGGTATTAGTCTCAACAATAAGAACTACGTAGTTCTTACGGAAGATGACTTCATAGAGATGAGAGAGAATCTTCTAGCAAATGAATGACGAGCCAGAGTACTCCTGGAGGTATGAAGCACGATGTTTTGGCGCTGCTCCTAAGTCCCCTGATGAAGAGGACATCTTCTATCCTCCACGAGATAAAGCCAAGTACAAGATCATTGCCGATAAAGCAAAGGTTTACTGTATGGGAGAAACAGGTAAGAATCCATGCCCTGTAAGATCTCAGTGCTTATGGGATGCTGTTTCTAGAGATGAACCCCATGGTATTTGGGGTGGGTTAAGTCACAGAGAAAGAAATGCCCTTAAGCGTAAATGGAGCAAAGAGTTTAAGTTAAAACGCACTACACTAAGTTTAGAAGACTATGTACTTCAACAATAGGGGCAAACAATGGTAAATGATTTACAAAAGTTCTTAGACGCCAAGAAGAAGCCTACACGCCTCTTAGGTGATGTAGAGAGGTACATGCTACGACGACCACAAGGTGATCGTTCTACGTTGGTGCTGCACCCTTCAGAAATCATTAAGCCTGATTTTTGTCATAGGTACTCTTACTACTTGATGAGTGGTGGGGTAAAACTTGGCAGCAAACCTGCTCTTAAACTACAGTCAATCTTTGATGAAGGTCACTACATCCATGACAAGTGGCAGACTTACTTTTATGAAATGGGAAATCTTTATGGGGATTTCAAGTGCGTGTATTGTAAAGGGATAACTACAGGTATCTCTCCAGAAAGTTGCTCGTCCTGTGGTGGTGCGTTGAAGTACGACGAAGTAAAGATGCTAGATAAGAAGTTGCGTATCGCAGGTCATACTGATGGTTGGATCAAAGGTATAGGTGAGGATTGCCTTATCGAGATCAAATCCATTGGAACTGGCACTATGCGGTTTGACGCTCCTGAACTACTGGCTGATGCTGACAACGATGTGTCGAAGGCGTTTAAGAACATTCGACGTCCATTTAGGTCTCACCTTCTTCAAGGTCAGATGTACTTGGAATTAGCAAAACGCATGTATGGAAGCGATGCTCCTAATGAAGTCGTTTTTATATATGAACTTAAAGCAGATCAATCATACAAAGAGTTCAGTGTCAAGGCTGACTTTGAAATGGTAGAACGTATCTTCTGGGTGGCTGAGAAAATTGTTGAGGCTGTAGAAGATGGTAGGATGCCAAAGTGCAACATTGACCCAGAGAATGGATGCAAAGAATGCAACTTGATCCCGTAGTACAAAAGGTAGCAAGCCCTCTTCAACCTCGTTATGAGCGTATGAATCTTCCAGAAGATATCACTAATCTTGGTGGGGATGAGTTGGCAGAACTGTTTACCAAACTTACTGGTTGGGCAGACTTCTTTGCATCTAAGTTAGTTGAAGCGCAATTAGATGAACGCGCATGCCAACTAGAGTTGGATCGTGAAAATGCCCAAATGTTAGTGGCACGAATGAGCGCAGCAACTAAAGGGGATAAAGTTACTTTGATTAAAGCGGAAATCTCCCTTGATCCAAAAGTTATTGAGTTAGAAGACCGTGTAGAGAGTGCTTATGCATTTCGTAAAACTTATGAGATGATCTTAAGTAACCATGAAAGAGATATTATGTTGGTATCTCGTGAGATAACACGTAGAACATCTGAGCAACGTCGTGGAGGAATCTAATGATCATTGGTCTTAGCGGGTATGCCCGAAGCGGTAAAGACGAAGTGGCAAAAGTACTGGTAGAAAAGTACAACTTTAGCCGCGTTGCATTTGCAGACCCTATTCGTAAACTGTTGTGGGATATGAATCCATTTGTTAAAGACGGTGGATTTACTTTACAAGGGATTGTAAATGCATACGGTTGGGACGCAGCAAAGACTCAGTTTCCAGAAGTACGCAGACTTTTGCAAGACTTAGGTGTGGGTGCACGAACTCGTCTTGGGGACGATGTTTGGGTAATTGCAGCACTCCGTGAGATGGACGATCCTAACAAGAACTATGTTGTTACTGATGTTCGTTTTGAAAATGAAGCAACCACTATAAAAGTAGCAGGTGGAGAGTTATGGCGTATTCAACGCCCAGGAGTTGAGGCAGTTAATCGGCATATCTCGGAAACAGCATTAGATGGTTATAAGTGGGATAAGGTACTGCATAACGGGGGAACACTAAAAGATCTAGACCTACTAGTTCAAGTAAGAATGGAACCCCTGTTAAATGTCAACAAAACTGATTGAAGGTAAAGTAATACCAAAAGATTCGTTGGTATCTATAGGTATCGATCAATCCCTTACAGGTTTTGCCCTTACAGTCCTTGCTACAGACGACCCTACAGAGTTCATAACGTGGGTTTACAAATCTCCGTATTTTGGTATCGAAAGACTCGCTGACATTCGTCAATGGTTAACAGACACGTTGAACTACTGTGAAA